ACTGGTTTACCATTGAACCAATCTGAACCACAGCTTTCACGAACAGGACCTGCCATAAATGACTTGTCCCAATTCAAGCTGAAACCACAAATCTCCAAGTACTTTTTGACATTTGGGACCATATCCTTGCGAACGATCAAATCGTCCCCGAAGATATTATAATCGGTCTTAGTATCAACAAAACCCTTGGAAGCCTTTATCACAGCGAAACAAACTGCTGAGAATATAGCCGATTCAAGTACGAATGTGAATCCATTACCCATTGATGAGATTTTTTCATAAATGATTGTCTCATCGCCAAGTTGCCCGACAGGGCTACGAAGGCATAAAAGGTACTGATACCACTCAGGAGGCAACAAGTTTTTACAAACAAGCATCGATATGGTATCCGATGCTGCTGCAAGATCCAGAGTTACATAACTATCCTCCGAATCATGCTGACTACCATTGAAAGCCATGAATTGGTTAGCCAACTGGGAATCTAGATCTATACCCCACCGTTTTAAACGCGTGCGGATGTATCCATCAACTCCGAGTTGCAACATCAAATTCATTGCAGGCTCAATCGCAATAGAACGCTCAGTAAGAGCATTCTTTGGTACAAAAGTGATTCGATTCCCATCAACAACTCTCAATACACTGGACCAAAAAATCTTCATATTTATGGGATATTGTGGCGATATATTAAATCGCCTACGATAATCCCTCTGAAGAGCTTGCATCCAACGTTGATCTGTTTCAATGAGAAATCTAGCATACCGGTGAGCAGGCTCGGTCACGGAGTACGGCCAATTTTTGTATTTACTATACAAAGAGATTGATCCGTTCTTGGTGTCAAGATTACTACCGGGTCCATGACGTGACCACTTCGTCACTAAATCTTTACCTGGAGCACGTTCCCCCAGGAGTTTACTTAGATAGGCTTTAGCGTGAGTAAATACCTCAGCACCAAATTCATCTTCAGACCACAACAGCTTCTTATAACCGGAATGGTTATAATCCAAGCAGACCTTTTCCGCATTTTTAAATTTTTTAATAGCGGAAGCAAGCCTGTCTTGACGCTCGGTCGGAAACTGATACTTACGTAGTAAACTAGCGAGTTGATACTTCCCCCTAATAGAACTTATAGGGGAATCATCTTTTTGGGAATTAATACTCTGTAACCCCCAACAATCGTCAAGAAGCAATAAGGCAGAAATATCGCGATCTCTAGTAATCTGAGATAGCAATGCCCTATCATCTGACGATAACTCATCTTTAAGGTCTTGGGTCAACCAATTTTGCACTTTCCACGGATAATCCGCAGGAAGCGTTACCTCACCTGGTTTAGTGAGATTTGGCCGACGCCGTTTTCGAGGATCTAAGGATTTTTTAAATTTCATAATGCTCCTTAACATAAATAGGACCTAGAGGTACCTATTCAAGATTTTCATAATGCATGCTCCAAAAAACCGGAGCAAACTCAAAAACAATAACTTCGTTTTTGGTA